CATTGAAAAGTTAAAAGTAAAGGCTCCAAAGGCAATTGCTGTTCTGTTCAATTTTTTGAAAGAGAATGATTTGAAGATGGAGGATTTGGTAAAGGAGTGTGTGCTTAAATAGTAAGTTATGAGCATCTTTGAATCAATCCAGAAAAAGCGTTCAGATGGTTATCCTAAAGTTAGGGAGATAATTTCTAAGGATAAATTCAAGACTGACAGGAAAGACCCTAACTATGAGAAGCCACTTTCGGAGTTAGAAAAGGAGTATTAAATACAAAAAACAATAAGTAAAATGAAAAAAAAGGATAAAGAAATTAAGGAAATTGAGGTTGTAGAAAATGAAGCTGTAGAGGTTTTTGGAACCAAAGAAGTTTCAGTAAAGGAGTTCATGGGTAGCACAGACAAGAGTTTAATGATTCTGGAAAACTATGACCTTTCAAAAGAAAATTTGATTGCTTTAAAAGTAAAGCATGAAGCTAGGGTAGATGAATTGGTTTTGATTGAAAAACTATCTCCTGCCGAATTAAAAGAGCTTAGTTCTATTCGAGGAGAATTGCGAGAGCCTAGATATTTGGTTCAGAAAATAGAATCTAACAATGTTTCTGTTTTTGAATCTTACAAAAAAATGGATAAAGCCAATCTTAAAACCTTAATTGACATTAATAAAGAATTGGAGGTAAAAGCCGATGATAAAATTAAGTTGGAGGAGGAAAGAAAGAAAAAGGAAAAAGAGGATGAAGCTAATGCAGAAGCGTTGAGGATAAAAACCATCACAGATAAAATAGATGAGGTTGAAACTTCCTGCTATGAGATTATCCAGAAAATGACTTTCTCAGAAATTGAATTTTCAAAAACACAATTGTTTGCATTCTTTACTGTCGAGTTTGATTTTGAAGAATATGACATTTTGTTTGACCAAGCGAAATCAAGAGTAGAAGTTGCTTTGGAAAATAAAGTCAATTCCCTTACTGCTTCTGAAAATCAGCGATTGGATAATATTAGGTTGGAGGAAGAGGCTATAGAATTAAAACGCCTTGCAGATTTACAGGCTGAAAGGCTTACTGCAATAATGCCTTACGTTGCTTTTGGACAAGCTGTAGATTTGACTAAATTGTCAGAATTGACCAAAGGTGAGTGGGAGGTTATTTTTGATGCTAAAAAAGCCTTATTTGATGCTTCTGTTTTAGAAAACAAAAAAATAGAGGATGAGCGTATTGCTAAAGAGGAGGAGGAGAAAGAAGCAATCTATGTCATTCGTGAAAAAAGACTTCTGGAATTGGGTATGCAGTATTCAGATGAGCATGATACATTTTTTATTAGTGATGATAATGAGTATATTTTGCTTAAAGAAGATATTCGTGCTTTTAATGCAGTAGAATTTGAGGAAACTTTCGAGGAAGTAAAAACTGTTTTCAAAGAAGCCAGCGATAAAATTGAAAAAGAAAAAGTTTTCGAGATTCGTAAAGGGAGGTTGGCTGAAATTGGATTCGATGTTGAAACAGAAAGGTCAGGTTTTTTCATCCATCCTGATTTGTTTGATGGCATAGATGCTGATGCTCTTTTTAATTTAGATGAAACTTGGTTTGAAACAAAAGTTTTAGAAGCTAAATTGTATATTGACAAAGCTAAATTAGATACGGAAGAAGCCGAGAAGCAAAAAGCATTAGATTTGAAATTAGCTGAGGAAGATGCCGAGCGTTTGAAAAAGGAAAACAAGGCAAGGATTAAAAAGTATGCTGCTGACAAAAAAACTTTGATTGAATTTGTAAAGAGTTTGGATGTTAGGAATCCTATTCCAGAATTGGATAATGTAGAATCAGAAGAGACTCTGAGTACTTTTATGATTGCTTTGGAGGATTTCAGAAAAGAGTGGATTAATAACGTTGAAATTATTTAATTATGTCAGTAATAGATATACGTCCTGTAGAAAGCGGACAAAGTAATATAGTGCTTGGATTTGCAGGAAAGAGTGGGGATGGGAAAACATTAACCTCTTTGTATGTCGCAAGAGGGATGGTAGATAATGCTTCTGAGATAGGGTTTTTAGATACCGAAAATAAAAGAGGTTCACTTTATGCTCATGCTTTAGACAATAAGTTTATGATTGGAGATTTGTACCCTCCATTTTCTCCTGAAAGATATGCAGAGGCTATTAAGCAATTCCAGGATTCAGGAATAAAAGTTTTAATCATAGATTCAGTAACTCACGAGTGGGAAGGAGATGGAGGATGTGATGATATTGCAAATCTAGCATTGGAACAAGGTAAGAAAACGGCAAATTGGATTGGGGCAAAAAGAAGGCATAAAAAGTTTATGAATGTTTTGCTTCAATCTAATATAAATATCATTTGTAATATTAGAGCAAGGGATAAAGTAAAAGTTGAAGTTGTAAACGGAAAACAAGAATTTGTGCCACAAGGAATACAGCCTGTTTGCGAAAAGAACTTTATGTTTGAAATGACCGCTTCTGTTATGATGATAGACAACGGAAAAGGGCAGATTCATACTAAAGTGCCTAATTATCTTCAAGATGCTTTTGGTAACGGAAAAGATTATATCGGATATGAAACAGGAAGGAAAATCCGTAAATGGATAGAGCAAGGCGAAAAAGAAGACCCTGAAATTTCCAGAATAAAATCAGAGGCTTTGCTTACTTGTGAGAAAGGATATGAAGCCCTTAGTGTTCTTTGGAAATCATTGACTAAGGAGCAACAGAAAAACATCAAGTTGATAAGTCATTTCGCTTTATGTGGAGAAAGTGCCAAAGCTTATGATGCTCAAAATTCAGGAGATGAAGATGATAATCCTTTGGAAATTATAAAATCGTTATTCAAGGAATTAGAATCTAAAATTGAAGCAGGAGATTGTATGGTTATCCAATCGGTTATTAATAATCAAAAAACTGCTGAATACGATAAAATCATTTACAAACTTAAAAAACTGAAAGATGAATAATAAAGCGAACAGAGTAGCTAGATTAACAAGTAGTAACGCTTCATTGTTTATGGTTCCAGGGAAAGGAGAATATGGTTTTGGTGCAGGTGCAATAACCTATATAAACAACAAGAAAAAAGAGCTGGATTATGGCAGGGGTATCACCCTGCCTGTTAATAAAGATGATATTCTTTGGGGTAAGCTTTGGGAGGTTTGGGTTCATTGGCAGTTAGGACCTGAATACGAACTAATAATTGACCAAACAACTATACATCCTAAATATTCTTTTTGGAGTGGTTCACAAGATTTCAATATTCTAATTGAGGGAAAAGGAATTGCAGAATTAAAGGCTTATCAAATGTCAAATCATTACGATTATGTGAAATGCTTGCAACAAAAAAACATTCAATTATTAAAGAGTGAATATGCCTTTGAATATTGGCAAATAGTTTCTAATTGCTGTATCAATAATGCAAAGTATGGAGAAGCAATTGCGTTCCTTCCAACTGAAAAAAATCTTATTGAAATGAGAGAGCTTTTAGAGGATACTGATTATATTGAAAAACATCTGAAAGAGGATCCAAATAAATACAAAAGATTTTGGGACAAAGATTTATGGGATTTAGGTTTCATTCCAAATCATTCCAATTTCACAAGTATGGAAAAATTCAGGTTTGAGGTTCCTGTAGAAGATAAAATTGCTTTGACAGGTAAAATGATTAAAGCCGGAAAACTTTTATTGGGATAGCTTATGAGTCAAAATTGTAAAGTTAGTAATACTTATAAAAAAAGAAATATGAATCCAAAGCAGAAAAACATGAAAATGCATTTGTTTTATTGCCTTGCAAATTTGTTATTAGAGATTCTGGATGAATTAAACATAAATACAGAAAAGGGTAATAAATTGAAGCAAGATATTACTGAAATGATTGAGTTGTTAAATAATGAATGTAGTAATACATTAGCAGTCAAGAAAACAACATACTTTCAAAATATCAGTAATAAAATAAACACCATAATTCGAAAAGAGTTTAATCCTGATATGTAATATGAAATTAGAGGAAAACTACCAAGAAACAAAAGAGGAGGCATTGGCTAGAGTTCGCCAAGCCAATAAGGATGATTACTGCAAAATATTCAACTTTGCTGTAGAATGGGTAAAAAAGCAATTTAAAGTTTTCAATGCGAATGATTTTAAAAAGGCTTATTTGGAGGAACACGAAAGTCCTAAGCAGGTTAATTTATTTGGGGCGGTGTTCAGTAATTTGGCAAGGGAGAAAATGATTTTCTTGCAGGGAGCGGTTAATTCTACAACTCCTGAAAGCAAAGGATGTTTGATTAGGACTTGGATAAGTCGTGAATTTAAAGAGAGGCAGAAAAACAATGCTTCTAATAAAAACAATTTAAAACTAGAATTATGATTGTAGAAAAAGTTAAAACTATTAGTAGGGACTGGGTAAGTATTGGGTTCGAATTTTTAAATGAGAATCGTTCGTTTAAGGTTGGATATAATGGGGTTGTTAAAATAGAACCTACAGAAAATATTAATTTTATTGTTACGTTTGAAAACGGTTCGTTTATTAGTGTAACAGATGTTAATTATGTAGAGTTTTACTAAAAATCAGATACTCATGTTTAATTTATTCAAAAAGAAAACCAGAGAGGAGCATATTGAAAAGCGTACCGAAAGTGTGTTGGCAGAATTGCTTGGAACTGCTGAGTTTGAGTTCACGGAATTGGAAACTGTTCAAGTAATAAATAATGTGCGGAGAAGATTGTCTGAGCATTTGGAAGCAAAGAAAAGCGATTTTATAGACCAGTCTTTAATCAAGCAGCAAAAAGCAAAAGAAATTGGTCAGGCTTTACAGTACATCGAGTAACCAAAATAATATAAACCATGAGAGTAAAACAAAAAGTAAAAATAAAAGTAATAGAGATGCCAGATGATATGTATAATCCTAGAAGTTTAATTGGGGAGATTATTTCTTTAGATGGAAAATACGATCCAATAATTGTTATGTGGCCAAACGGAATAAGGAATAGTTATACGGGAAAAAACCTTGAAATAATC